CAAATTTTATTTTTTTCATGATAAATCTACGGCATTACCTATGATAGGTTTATATCTAGTTTTACCGTCTTCTCTGTACGCTCTTAATAATTGTTTACGTGGATTCTCAGCAACCCAGCTACAGTGGACCCACCCGCTGTTTGGTTCACCGGGAGTGTAGAACTCAAGAATCATCTGGTCCCAATCTAGATTTGCCTTGATCCAGTCAAAGACCTCAGCGTTGCTCGTGCCCAGACATTCGAAATCAACGGCCTCAGCTTTGGTGTGTTGTGAATTTAAACTACTACCGATAGCCACGCATAACTCAGGGCTACGGTAACAGCTGGTTACCGTTACCCTGCCAAAGTGATCCCGCACAGGTTGTAAAATATTTTCACAAAGCAATTTTAATTTTTCTATCTGATCTGCATTAGGGTTGTTATCTATGCCCTTACGTATTGCAGTGTCTGATTTGATAAGCTCTGCTAAGCTGAAGTTACGTGTCAATTTCATTTTTAAAATTTTTTCTACTATATACTTTTTTATTCTTAATTACACGCTGTTTATATTGTGGTGTTCTGACTTCTTTTGCGTACATATTTAACCTATAATCTCTGAGTTTTTGTGCAAATTTATTTAGATAAGATAAGTTTTTTAATAGATTTTTCGCCAAGGTATACCTCTGTTTCTGCTTCACTACGTATGCATTTGTAAGATATGTTTGGATTATAATCACGTTCTGCTATACGACGTGCACGCAAACACTCTGCCATATTTTCTTGTATTCTGTGTTCCTTGATCTCTCCATCCCAAAACATCAGCAGGGCTACTACAGTTTCTATCATTGTCCGTTACCGTTGTATCTCATTTCTCTGTTTGCATCTTTTAATTTTTCGATGTCTCCTAAAACTTTGTCCATTTGTTTACGTAAAAATTCTATGTTAACTTTGTTCAACGCCATGTTTTCAATATGTTCACTTAATTTAGTAGTGGTCTTATAAAGATCCTCGATCATCATGAATTGCTCAGAATCCGCGGGCAATGAACCTAGTTGTCCACGTGGCCATTTAATTCTAAACTCTGTGTTTTCTGCTAAATCTTTTTCCATTAATTGTATACGAGTGTCTGCTATGTTCAGCCTTTCTACGATCTGAAAGTAACCCATGGTGCCAAGGGCGACGATTATTATCAAACTAGCAACCGTCTTCATTGGCATTTGCACTGCTGCCTCTTCTGATATGTTTAATGGTTTCTTACTCATTTTTTGGTTTTGGTTCAGGCAGTATAATATCTTTTGTCTCTATTTTCAATGGTGTATGATCCACCGGTCTCACACAGAAAGCTAGTATCGATAATAAAACTATTAGTATTGCTGTGAATTTGTAATTCATAACAACCTCCAATCATTAGTCTTTAGTCCAAAACCAACTTTTAATTTTTTCCCAAATTCTACAACAAATTCTTTTACATTTATCAATCATGTTTTTTCTCCTCAATTTCATAGAAAAACTTATCAGTGTCCTCAGTTTTCCACTGGCCAGTATCTTCTACGTTCCATTCGTTTGTTTGTACCTTCCAATCAGGAACTTCATCTTTAACTGTAAAAGATGGTATGTTCCAAATTATTCGGTTGTTTGGTTGCGCGGCGTAGTTGCCATCGTCTAATTCCATTATATGGGCACACTTGTGTTCGTGTGGTATTTCTGAATGTTCAGCGTCAAGTATATTACAGTCTGGGTGGGCCCAGTCAATAGTAAATAAATACTTTCCGTGATGCCATTTTTTATCTTTTCCTCTGTATTTTCCGGATGTGCCTTGAATTATATCCCAATTATTAACAGCAGGATAATAACTAAAACAATTCCAAAGCTGAAGCTCATCAAGTCTACGTTTAGGAACGTTCTCAACTTTAAATCCACGTTGAATAAAAGCTGTGATAGGTAGTCTGTAAAAGATTGCACCGTTTTCCATAAGCGCGTGAAACAATATTGCACTGCCCGCGATGGATGTAATACCAAATATAATACAGTCTTCAACTTCTCCATGATGTTTTTTACCATCGTAAAGAAATTCTTTTCTTATTTGAGCATAAGTTGCTGGTATGTTTGCATTTAAATAAGCCATAATTTATCCTCATTTTACATCTCCCCAGTTCTCACCATACTCATAGTCTACTTTGTTTGGTATCTCCAACTCAACTGCGGATTCCATAATTTGTTTTATACGTTTAGCTTTTATATCACTTTCTACAGATATATCCAACTCATCATGCACTTGTATATGTGCAACAATGCCCTCCTTGTATAGTTCCAACATAGATTTTTTTGTCATGTCTGCAGCTGAACCTTGTATTAATTTATTTAATGCTTTGTAAGTATAAGCACGCCTGATGCCTGAACCGTATTCCTGGCGGGCTTGTTCAAAAGGTAAAGCTTTATGGATACCAAATTGATTTGGCTCCCACAAATGAAACCTACATAATCTACCTAACAATGTTCTTATCTGTCCTCTTTGTTGTGCTCTATTTGATACAGAGTTCATTAAAGTTTTAACAAACGGAACACGCTGGTGGTATATTGTAAACAATTCATCTGCAGCATCTTTAGATACACCTAGCTCTGCCTGAAGTTTAGCTTTACCCATACCATAGAATAATCCAAGATTAATTGTTTTAGCTTGTGATCTTGGTATATCAGCCATCTTTGCAACAATAGTATGAAAGTCAGCATCGTCTTGTAGATAAGAATCTTTAACACCAAATACACTGGTGTCTTGATCTAGGGATGCATAGTGCACTACAAGTCTTGGTTCTTGTTGACTGTAGTCAAAGCATCCCCACTCGCAACCGGACTCTGGAATAAAGAGGGATCTAATCAATGGACCCAAAGCCTTGTTGCGCGCAGGAATCTGTTGTAGATTTGGATTAGCATAACTAAACCTACCAGTTATGGTTCCACCACTATCTGATCTAATTTGATTTATATCAGCGTGTATTCTACCTTTGTGTTCGTGTTTTATTATTGTATCTATGAAAGTAGTATGTGCCTTGTTTATCTCTCTAGCTTTTGCTATACATTTAACTAATGGATGTTCATGAGTTGATAAAAAATTTTTTGTAAAAGATGGAGAGTTTGTTTTTAAAGTTCTTTCGTACGGTAATTTTAGTTTGTCAAAAACTTTGGCAATCGATCTTGCTGCCCATATTTGAGTGTCTATTCCTGTTTCTTTTTTTACTTTTAACAACAAGTCTTCTTCTTCTGATGCTAGCTGTTTCTTCAGTTTATGAGCTTTTTGAACGTCGACTCTCACCCCAAGAAATCTCATGTCAACCAAACAAGGAAAAAGATCTCTTTCAAGAATAAAAATAGATTCTAAGTCTTGACTCCAAATCTCTTTTGTCATTTCTTTCCAAAGATTAAATGTTAACTCTGCATCGCGTTCAGCATAGTTACCAACATACATCGCTGGTAGTTTCCACATATCTGCTTTTGCATCCAGGCCCCACTCTTTTGCTGCGTTAACTAGATCAGTTTCGTTCTTACCTTGACCAAGATAATCCCAACCAAGAGATCCTAAGTCATATCTGTATCTATTTTCATTTACCAAAGATGCAGCGATCATGGTATCAACTATCTCTCCGTTTATTTTTATACCCATGGATCTAATCCAACACACATCATACATTGCGTTGTGAAATATTTTTCTAGATTCAGATTTACAAATATCCGTAAACCATTGAATTACTTTGTTTTTTTCTAGGTTGCCACCACCCTCATGATCAAATGGAAAGTAACCAGAATAACCTTCTGTTGCAACTGCAATACCAACCACTTTACCTTTTCCAATGACAGAACCTGATCCCATACTTTTTAAATCTGGATCATGTGTTTCTAAGTCTATTGCAATCTCATCACAAAATCTTAAATCAGGAAACTCTTTGGGTTTGACCCACTCTGTTTGTGCCTTAAATATCATTTTGTATCCTTCATCTTTTTAATTTCTAATTCACAGTAGTGAATGATCTTTTCTAGATCTTTTACACCATCTTTCATCTTATATCTACATGCGTATTTCACAACGCATCCTTGGAAGAATGTTAAGTCATTCTTTGATATAAACTCAAAAGGTTGTATCTTAAAATTTTTATAATGTTTTGGTCCTCTTTGTTGTGGAAAAACTTTATCCCAGTCATCTGGATGTGTCATATTCTAAACTCCTTTGTTCTGTTTTGAGATTTTATTAAATATAGATTTTGCATAGACCTAGTAACACCCACATACCAAACTCGATATTCCTCATCTCGTTTGGCTGTAGATTTTTTTGCGCCCCTCATGGTGTTGGTTGTTTGATTTAAAAACAAAACAACATTAGTTGCCTCGCCACCTTTAGCTCCATGTATCGTTGATACTTTTATTCTTGCTTCTTTCGTAGGGTCTTCATTGTTTAGTAACAATAACTTCATGTATGTGATTTGACTATCTGTTAATTTATCAAAAGCATCATACCAATTCAATGAAATGTTCATTGTGTCACCCATTCTTTCTTTTATTCTTTGTAATTGCACTTCTGGTATCGATATCTTTTTTTGTATCTTATACCAATTTTTTATATCTTCATACAAACTTTTACCAATACTGTTGCCTTGAGCAGTGCTAAAAAACAAACCTTTTTTCTTTAAAAAAGTTGGAATATTTTTTAACAAAGATTTTGTTCTTGCTAATATTAGCCAGTCTCCACTTGACATATCTATGTCATTTAAGTCATATTTTTCTATAACATCACCAATTTCTGACCTTGGAAAATATTTTTTGTCAATCCTATTTTCTTGTATTCTATTGATGACACTCAACGCTTTTAGTTGTATATTAATCGGCACTCTTTTTGAATGTTTTAAGGGTA